ATTACCTGACATTGTCTGTCCACTTAATGCGTCAGACTTAAGTTCACTTGTACTTACAGAGTTAGCTGCTATTTCAGCTGACCCAACAGCATTAGCTGCTATTTCACTTGACCCAACAGCATTAGCTGCTATCTTAGAAGCGTCTACTGCATTAGCACCTATTTTTGCACTAATGACTGACCCAGAAGCTAGTTCATCAGAACCTACTGCTCCTGATGATATTTCTGCGGCTCCAACTGCATCAGTTGCTATTTCACTTGCTCCGACAGCACCTACGGCTATCTTTGCTGCTGTAATAGCATTATCGGCTATCTTCGCAGTTGTTACCTGAGAAGCTCCGATATGTATTGTGTCAATAGACCCAGTTATAAGTTCTGCGCTGTCTACTGAGTTCGCGGCTAATTGATCCGCTGTGATTTGGTTGTCGTCAATATGTTGTGTTAAAATAGAATTGTCTGCTATTTTAGCACCAGTAACTGCATCATTTGCTAAATGGATAGTATCAATAGAACCACTTATAAGTTCTGCACTATCTACAGAGTTAGCTGCTAGTTGAGTAGCAGTTACACTACCGTCTGCAATATGATGAGCTGTAACTTGGTTTTGAGCAATTTTTGCAGTAGTAATAGCATTACCTGCAATTTTTGCTGCTGTTACTTGTAAGTTAGCAATATGGGCAGTATCAATACTACCGTCTACTAATTCACTTGAATCTACTGAATCAGCTCCCATTAAATCCGCTGTGATTGTACCACTTGGTATATGTGTAGCTGTTATAGAGTTATTTGCAATTTCTGAACTGCCTATAACATTCTCTGCTATTTTTGCTGCTGTGATTGCGTTATCTGCTATTTTTGCTGTAATTACTGAATTAACAGCTAGTTTAGCTGCTGTAACTTGAAGTGCTCCAAGATGTATTGTGTCAATAGAACCAGTTACCAATTCTGCTGAATCTACAGAGTTAGCTGCAAGTGCGTCAGAGTCAATTGACCCATCTGCTACACTTGTTACTGCTGTGTCTTGTAGTTGAGCTGCTCCGATAGCGTTTGTTGCTACTTCGGAGGTGCCTACCGCGTTTGCTGCAATTTCTGATGCTCCAATAGCATTGGCGGCTATCTCACTAGCAGTAACGGAATTGCTTACAATTTCTACGCTTCCTACTGCGTTTGCCTCAAGCGTGGAGACAATTGCATTTTCTTTTCCTATGAGTGCCATGTTATGTCTGCTCCAGATACGATAGAACAACGTCCATCGAGCTTGCAACATTTGATTGTACTTTAATTATATCACCAGCTTCTAGTACAATTTTACCCTCTCCACCTACAGCTACAACTGTTGAGCTACTTGGTATTGGAGAGCTTTTTAATACAGTCACGTGGTTAGTAGTACTTGCGTCATAAAACTCAACAGTACCTTCAATTGCACCACCGCTTTGATTAGCTAGGTAGAGACCTATGATTGTTACCGTTGTAGCTGAAGGACAAGTATAAACTGTTGTTAAACTGTCTCCCACGTTTACTGCTGTTGCTGTTTTAAATGCTGATGCCATGTTGCTATCCTAATGCTATAGTAAAGGCTAGAATATCATCTTCTGTAGCAATAGCTTCTGAATGAGAAGCTACTGTTACGATATTACCATTCGAGTCTTTAGTATAAATCTTTTGATCGGCTGTATTCATTGCAATTTCATGAGTAGCTAGGTCACTAGTACTAGGGGCTGAACTTGCTGACTCCGATCTTTTTATTTTAATTACTTGTGCCACTAGAATGTACCCCCGTCTAGTGTATTAGACCATGTGACTGTTGATGAAGAACCTACTTGAAGTATTTGTCCTACACTATTTGTTGAGTCATATGA